AATATTTTAGAAGAAGATTATCTTACCAAACAACAAATCATTCAGTTTCTGAATATATCTCCAAGTGTTTTTGATAAATTAAAAATTCATCCAGTTAAGAAGAAGGATGGGTTTGGTTTATATAGAACAGATGAATTATTACAGAAAATTCAAAATCGCATAGAAATTTTTCTTAGGTGTGAATTTATTAAAAATTATGAAGATTATTTGGTGAGTAAAAGTGGTGAAATCTATTTGGTAAAAGGAAAGATTATACCTTATAAATTAAATAACGATATTATGAATTTAGAGTGGTGTACTGCGAAATATAATATAAATCATTCTTTTGATTATGAATTGAATAAAACAGGAATAGATAATTGGAAGTCTTCTCCTGTTATTGCATATAGGAACAATAATGAAATTGATGGAATATATGAAAATATTTTGGACTGTTCTAAATATTATCATATTAGCGAGAATACAGTTAGGCGTTCTGATAAAAACAAAACAACGAAAGGAAAATGTGGTTATTATTTTCGTAAGATTACCAAGGAAGATTTCTATAAAATGAAGGGAGATGATAGATATAAAGACAAAATCATTACATATATCAATGCCAAAAGGCTGCAAAGAATTAATCAATATTCTGCATAGTAATGGATATGAGGCATTTTTATGTGGCGGTGCAGTGAGAGATAGTATTCTTGGCAGAACAATTCACGATTATGACATTACAACTTCTGCCACACCAGATGAAATGATGGAAGTATTCAAGGATAAAAGAATTATTGAAACTGGATTACAACATGGAACTATTACCATTGTAATTGACGGTGAAGGATATGAATGTACCACTTACAGAATTGACGGTAATTACTCAGATAGTCGTAGACCTGATAGCGTAACATTTACACGAAATCTTAAAGAAGATTTAAAGCGTAGAGATTTTACAATCAATGCGATGGCATACAATGATGAAGTTGGACTTGTAGATCCGTTTAATGGCATGGAAGATATTGAGCATTATAAAATCAGATGTGTTGGTAGAGCAGAGGATAGATTTTCAGAAGATGCTTTAAGGATTTTACGTGCTATTCGGTTTGCTTCACAACTGGGATTTGTGGTTGATTCTGATGTAAGTTTGAATATTCATAAAATGTATAAGAATTTAGAGAATATATCTATTGAGAGAATCAACAGTGAGTTCTGTAAGATTGCATTATCAAGCGAGTTTTATATACAGATAGGATTATTCCGTGAAGTATTCTCGTTGTTCATTCCTGAAATTAAAGATATGCTTGGTTTTCAACAAAATAATCCATATCACATGTATGATGTATGGAATCATACCGTACATGCAATAGAATATTGTGAATCCGATGATTTAGTAACAAGATTGACTGTATTTTTTCATGATATAGGAAAGCCACATTGTTATCAAGATGGCGAGGATGGCATTAGACATTTCAAAGGTCACGGAAGAGTAAGTGCTGATATGACCAATGAAATAATGAAGCGATTAAGATTTGACAATGATACGAGAGAAAAAGTTGTTGAATTAGTCTATTATCATGATGTTACTTTTGAGGTGGGAAAGAAATATGTCAAGAGATGGCTTAATAAAATCGGAGAAGAACAGTTTAGAAGACTGTTAAATGTTCGTAGAGCTGATATTAAAGCACAAGCAGACATGGATCAGGAAACAAGATTACAGAAGATTGATAACATCGAATATATCTTAGAAGAGGTCTTGCAGGATAATGAATGTTTCTCTCTAAAGGATTTAGCTGTCAATGGTAAAGATGTAATGGATATAATGCACATTAAGAGTGGAAAGGATGTTGGTTGCTGGCTCAATGAAATCTTAACTCGTGTAATAGATGGAAGATTAAAAAATGATAGAGAAGATCTTATTTATTGGATGACAGGTATTACAGATGGTTGGATAGAGTATTAAAGGAGTAACTATGTATAATACATACGACATTTACAGAATTATTCAAGATGCATTAGACGCAAATCAGATATATTGTACAGACTCTAAACTTGGTGATGATTCAGAAGATACTTATGAGACAGATACGGAATTTGTTTCTGGCAATGATGCTCACTTGATTGCGACTGTTAAACATCAGCACTTTGATTATAATCGTCCTTATCAAGAAAACGAACATACAGAAATAACAAAATTTAGAATTAAAGTTGAAATTATAGAGTGAGGTAAGATGAATGGTAAATAAATATAATTTATGCGATAAAGTAAGAACAAAAATTTATTATGAAAATGATAATAGAAAAGAAGTAGATGCCTTTATTCGTGGTATAGAACTCGTAGATGAAACAGACGAAATTAGATATAAAATTTGGTTTGAACCAGATAAGTTTGATAAAAAATTAGGTAGTACAGGTTGTATAGGATATATAAGCCAAGAAGACATTATAGGACTTTGTTCTGAAATCAAATAAGTAGAGAATAATCTAATATAGAAGTAATTCTATTCACGGCTGATCAGCCAAATTAAGCGAGGTGATAAAGTGAAGAAATATTGGAAAACAGGTAAAAAGAATGACTTTGGTAAGGAATGTTATAAATTACATTTTAGTCAATTTTATGAAGAAGATGATGAAAGTGTAGTAGCTGGTTTTGTACAAGATGAGACAGACGAAAATAGATTTATATATGTATCAAAAGAACTAAATGTTGAATATGATACATTGTTTGCAGACAGTATAGAAGATGCAAAGCATCAGATTGAAGATATGTTAGTAGATCGTTGGAATGATGAAATTGATTATTTAGAAAATCGAATTAAATCATTTCAAGGCGAAGAATAATCATATATAAAAATTTCTATTCAAGGCTGATCAGCCAAATTTTCCAAAAAAGTAACAAGAAATATTTTTTTCTTATGGTTTTTGCAGACGTGCAAATTCCATAGGATTTTACAACAAAATAATTAAGAAGAAAGGAATTAAGCAGTAACTCCTGGGTAATTATGGTTACGTAACCTCTGTAAAATAGTGTATTTTGACAGAGAATAAAGAAAAAAATAATTCTCAAGGGCTACGAGTGTTAAGTTTATGTGGTGGCGTTGAAACAGGATTATATGCGTTACAGCAGCTCGGAATACCTATAAGAGAATATCATACATATGAGATTTTGCCAGAAGCAATAGCAGTTTCTCAGTACCATTTTCCGTTTGTGGTACATCATGGCGATTTATATGAAGCGGATTTTGAACAGTTCAAAGGATTTGATTTACTGTTGGCAGGAACTTGTTGCCAGTCACTTTCAAGAGTACGAATTGAAAGTAAAGAGGTCAATAATGGTCTTGATGGTAAGTCAGGAATTTTCTTTAAAGCTATTGAGTGTCTTAGGGCAATTCAGCCCAAATATTTCATGTTTGAGAATGTAATACCAAGTAGTGACGAAGATCTGAAGACAATGACAGAATGTATTGGTGTAGAACCTATTTTAATTGATTCGGGAAAATTTTCTGCACAGAGTCGTGAAAGATATTATTGGACAAACATACCATTAGGTAAATTACCTGATGAATCTCCATTAGTTTTAAAAGATATTATGGAGAATAGTGTAGATAAGAAATATTTCTATAAGAAAGATTTTGAAATATTGGATATGCAAAAGCGTGTATGTGCAGAGTTGAAAGTTAATACAACTGAGATGTGCAAACGTATTTTTAATCCAGATTTTAAAATGTCTACATTAACTTGCGTGTCAGGTGGATATCAGGAAAAGAAGGTATTAGATAGTGGTAGACCACGAAAACTTACAGAAGTTGAATATGAAAGATTACAGGGGTTGCCTGATAATTTTACAAAAATTCAGCTTAACGGTCGTTGGTTGTCATACTCAAAAAGATGTAGTTTGATGGGCAATGGATGGAATGAACCTACTGTTGAATGGATTTTAAGTGGGTTAAATAGCTAAGAAATATTATTTTCACCAGGCGGTTGCAAACGCCTATAAAACAAACATTTTACAAATATTTAGAAAGGTAAAATGGTAAATTCTAGGATAAAGAGATTGCGCAATCCCCATAAATAAAGGGATTTTGAATAAAGTAGATAAAAATAATAATTCATTCGGATTAAATGTATTAAGTTTATGCGATGGTATGTCATGTGGACATATTGCATTAGAGAAAGCAGGATTTAAGGTTGGTAAATATTTTGCCTCAGAGATTAAGGACGTGGCAATTAAGGTAACAAAAGACAACTATCCTGAGACAATTCACATTGGAGATGTGAACAAGATTACATATAAAGATGGCGTATTACATACAGAAGTCGGAGATTTTGAAACGAATATTGATATTGTAATGTTTGGTAGTCCTTGTCAGAGTTTTTCAAGAGCAATGATTAAAGAGAGGAAGATTGGTCTTGAAGATCCAGAACGTTCAGGTCTGTTTTATGAGTGTAATAGAGTATTGAAAGAAGTAAATCCAAAATATTTCCTTATGGAAAATGTAGTGATGAAACCTGAAGATGAAGCCGTTATTAGTGAAATGATGGGAGTAAAACCTATCAGAATCAATTCTTCTCTTGTAGTAGGGCAGCTTAGAGATAGATATTATTGGACTAATATTCCAGGAGTGGCAGTTCCAGAAGATAAAGGAGTTACTTTACAGAGTGTGCTTAATGACGGATATGTACCAAATGAGAAAGCAAAATGTCTTTGCAAGAATGATTCTCACGGATATTACAACGGCTGTTTTTGGACACCAATTAAGAGATTTCACAGATTCTATTATAAGTCGTTTGGAACAATGGTGTTTCCATCGAAAGAGTATTTTGATAACTGTTTAGAGGTTACAAAGAGAATATTAAATGGAAGAAAGTCTTCTGCAAAAATCTATGATGATTATAATGGGCATGATTTTGATGAAGCAAGATATTTGTGGAAAGATGAAAGAGCAAGATTACAAGGTGTGCCAGAAGAATATGTCAAAAATATATCTGAAAAAGATGCTGCTGATGTACTTGGAGATGGTTGGACTGTACCTGTAATCGCACACATTTTCAGCTTTATGAAATTTTAACAGAGAATAATAGAATATGAAGTTCGCAGGAAAGCGGAATTTCTTCTGAATTTTCAGAGAATAAATACATATAAGAACAAAGAAAAGAGGTAACAAAATGAGAGAAACATTAATTGTTGTAGACATGCAGAATGATTTTATTGATGGAACACTTGGTACAAAGGAAGCACAGGCGATTGTATCAAATGTAGCAAAGAAAATTAAGGAGTATAAGGATGCTAGTAAACAGGTAATTTTTACAAGAGACACACATCCTGAGAATTATTTAGAGACATATGAAGGTAAACATCTTCCTGTTACTCACTGTGTAAAGAATACTATTGGTTGGCAGATTTCCAATAAGTTAGATTTTGATATTGAGAATGATATTCTGATTGATAAGCCTACATTCGGTTGGTTAAATTGGAAGGACTTTGGATTTGAAAGCGTTGAGATTTGCGGATTATGTACCGACATCTGTGTGGTTTCAAATGCACTTATTATTAGAGCAAATTATCCTGAGATTGATATTACAGTAGATGCAAGTTGTTGTGCAGGTGTCACACCTGATAACCACAAGGCTGCATTAGCAACTATGAAGATGTGTCAGATCGAAGTGATTGGAGAGTAGAATATGATTAAAATTAATGGCGAAATTGTAACAATCAACAAGTTTCCAGATGGAACACCAAGAGTAAATATTGATATAAACAACATTGAGGAAGACTATTATGATGGCTCTCCTTGTATTTGGATTGAATGGATTTATGAGAGTAACGATGAGATGTTTTATCTGATGTTAGCAAAGAAACATCTTGAAAGATTTTTTACTAATGTAGATTATTATTTGTCTCTTCCATATATTCCTAATGCACGAATGGATAGAGTAAAAAATGATGATGAAGTATTCACATTGAAGTATTTTTGCGATTTTATCAATTGGTTAGGATTTTCATCAGTTTATGTTTTAGATGCTCATAGCGATGTTTCTACTGCATTACTCAATAATTGTGTAAAAGAAAATCCAAAGGAGTATGTTGATAAAGCTATTTCAAAGATTGGTATGAGAAATCTTGTACTTTATTTCCCAGACGCAGGTGCAGCTAAGAGATATTCAGATTTATTCCCTGAGTTACCGTATTGTTATGGTGAAAAGAAAAGAGATTGGAAAACCAGATTGGAAAACTGGCAAAATCCTTGGATTAGACATTAGAACAAATGGTATTGATTTGAAGGATAAAGCTGTATTGATGATTGATGATATTATCGCATAT